TAAGAAGAAGTGGGCGATTGTCTTTGATAATGTGGAGGACAAAGAAGAGTTTAAACAAACTGTCAAGGACAATAGTGCTATGATGGTAAAAACAAAAGCTAGTGTGTGTCAAACTTGCAACGGAAGGGGCAAGATATACAAGACTAAGAAGGATGGAACACGTTTTGCCAAACCAAATCGATGCACATCCTGCGATACGAGAGGGTACAAGCTCACCAAGCTAAAACAAATGGCAGGACTAGGGTTCTTTCCTCCCTCAAAAGCGTGGGTAAGTGCTAATGGTTTCTCCACAAGCAAGGGAAACTTGGAACAGCTTATCAATATAGCCAAGGCAAAAGATATGACAGAGGCAGAGGCATTTTTGACAGACCTAAAGAGACAAAGTGCTGTGTCAAGCTATCTCTCAGCCTTTGTTGATGGCATAGAACACTACACAAAAGAGGATGGTATGCTCCACGTTAGTCTTACACAGCATGTTACAGCTACAGGACGTTTCAGTGGACGCAATCCTAACATGCAGAATATGCCTAGAGGTGGTACATTTCCTGTTAAGAAAGTGTTTGTGTCTCGTTGGAACAACAATGCGTTTGGTATGAAGGGTAAAATACTAGAGGCAGACTTTGCACAGCTAGAATTTAGAGTTGCAGCATTATTATCTCAGGACAAAGTGGCTATGGAAGAAGTGTCCACAGGATTCGATGTTCACTCCTACACGGCAAAGATCATCACTGAGGCAGGACAACCTACGTCTAGGCAAGAAGCTAAAGCACATACCTTTGCGCCTCTCTACGGAGCTACAGGGTTCGGTAGAACCAAAGCTGAGGCAGAATATTACACACACTTTATGGATAAGTATAGAGGTATAGCTAAGTGGCACAAGAAACTAGGTGACGAGGCTATCAACCTTGGCAGAATAAAGATACCATCAGGTAGGCAGTACGCTTTTCCTGACGTAGAGAGAAGGGCAAGTGGAACTCCAACACACTTTACCATGATTAAGAACTACCCTGTGCAAGGATTTGCCACAGCAGATATAGTTCCTATTGTATTGTTGGAGATTGAGACTAGATTAAATGGTTACAAGAGTATGTTAGTAAATAGTGTGCATGACTCTGTGGTCTTGGATGTCCACCCTTTAGAGGAGAAGGACGTTCTTAGAATCATAGATGATGTGAATAAAAGTTTAAAAAGTATAGTGGAGTCTTATTATGACATCGATGTTAATGTTCCGTTATTACTAGAGTCAAAGATAGGTGATAATTGGCTTGACGTTAAAGATGTAGTCTGATAATATTCGTTTTATAATTTAGGAGTAAAAACACATATGGAAAACGCATTAGACATAATTGGTAAATCCCCTGCTGACTTGGCAGAGATCATGGGGATGTCCAACGCTCCTGCAAAAAGCACATCAGCTTTAGCAGAGATCAAACAAGTTCATCAGAATGTGATGGGTACAAAGGAAGTAGAGGGTGAGACTATGGAAGTGGCTATAGTCAAAGCAGGAGCTTTCTCTGTAACTTTCCCTGATGATACAATATATTACAGTGACAAGGTGACTATACGTCCCTTTATGCAACGCTTTCAGTTTCAGCGCTATGATAAGCACTACCAAAAGCCTGATGGGGGAGAAGGAAGAATGTTGCGAACTGTAATGGCAACGTCTCTGAATGGCGATCTGAAGGACAACTACGGCACGTTTAACTGTGGTAGACCGTCAGGTTATGTTAAGGACTTCAAAGCGTTGCCACAAGAGACACAAGACCTCATGCGATCTATTGATAGGTTCAAGGTTGTATTTGGTCTGTGTAAACTCGACAAAGCTAAGGATGCCGATGGTAAACCTGTGGATGTTAAAGAGTTCCCTTTCTTGATGAGGATTAAGAACAGAGATAGCTTTAAGGCTATGACGGATATGTTCAATCAGATTCAGAGAAAGAACAGGCTTCCCATTCAGCACCTGTTACATCTTGGCTCAGAAGTAAAGAGTATACCTAGTGGAGCAACTTATGCTGTGTTAAAGCCTACGCTAGGTAAAGTAGTAGAGATTACCACTGATGACCAGGAGGTGTTGAATAACTTTGTTGAGTGGGTTGAGGCTATGAACTCAATAACAATCAGCAAGTGGGAGGAGCATCGTAGACCTGAGGAACTATCTGATCAGGAAGATGCTATAGCCTCCAACATTGTTGAGATTGAGGAGTAGCTTATGAACCATCCTGCAGAAGTGGCGATTCATTCTTTCCTACAAAACGTCATGCTAGGTAAGGCTAGTATGGATAAGGCTGTTGTTGACCTCATAGCCAAGGATGTTGGAGACGCAGTGAGTCGTCAATTCTCAGGGGAGAAAAGGGAGTTTAAACTTCGTATGTCTAACATTGGACGTAAGAAGTGTCAGCTATGGTTCGATAAGAACCGTCCTGATGAAAAGATTTCTGATTCTCCTTACTTTCTTATCAACATGATTCTTGGTGATATAATAGAGGCTGTGTTTAAAGGCTTACTAAGGGCGGCAGACGTAAAGTTTGATGACAGTGAGCAGGTTTCTTTACCAACAAAGGGGGGACATGTTGATGGGACTTATGACCTCGTGTTAAATGGGAAGGTTGATGACGTTAAGTCAGCCTCCCCTTGGGCATATGAAAACAAATTCATAGACTTTGAAACACTACAGAGCAAAGACAGCTTTGGGTATGTGTCACAACTCGTTGGCTACGCAAAAGCGAAAGGTGTTCCTGTCGGTGGATGGTGGGTTATAAACAAGGCAAACGGAAACTTTAAATACGTCAGTGCTAATGATGTAGACACTGAAGGAGAGATGGAAAAGATACAAAGCACTATAGACTACATAAATAATGACGAGCCATTTGAGAGATGCTACGAGCCTGTAGCTGAGACGTACTATGGCAAACCTAGTGGTAATATGAAACTAGGTATTGAGTGTAGCTTCTGTTCTTACAGAGATAAGTGTTGGGATCTTCAGGTTCTTCCATCAAAAGTTTCTAAGTCAGCTAACCCACCGTTGATAAACTATGTAAAGTTAGCTGATGCCCAAGATACAATTTAGGAGCAAGTTTGAGGAGAGCGTAGCTAAAGAGTTGCGCCTCCTTAAGCAAAGGATTAGATATGAAAAAATGTCAATCAGATACGCAGTGCAAATGTTTAGGCTCTACAAGCCTGACTTTGTTCTTAACAATGGTATTATTATTGAGGCGAAAGGGTGGTTCAAAGCCAAAGACAGGGTGAAGCACCTACTAATACAGGAGCAGTATCCTGAGCTAGACATACGCTTCTTGTTTCAGAACGCATATAATGTAATTAACAAGGGATCAAAGACTAGATACTGTGATTGGTGTGATAAATATGGATTTAAATGGACAGACAAGGAGATACCTAAAAAATGGTTGACAGAAAAGAAGAAGCGAATACAACTAGGGACACTGAGCAAGTGGAAGTAGACACAGTTAACAGCCCTCCACACTACAACAATGGTGGTATGGAGTGTATAGACTATATTCGGCAACAACTAGGTGAAGAGTTTTCTTCCTATTGTCAGGGCAACGTGATAAAATATCTTCACCGTTGGCGATATAAGAATGGCATAGAAGACTTGAAAAAGGCAGAGTGGTATCTCAAAGCAATGATTAGCGATATAGATAACAGGAGTATGTTCGGATGAAGTTTAAGATTACAGCAGAGGTTGAGATAGATGATGAGTCTAGCCATCTACCTGTAACCTGCGATTCAGCATCTAAGAAAAAAGAAGGTGAAAAAGTTATATCAGATATAGTAAAAGATCTTCTCTATGATATGGACGACATTGAAATTAACAGCATAAAGGTAACAAAAATATGAACGATTATCAGAAATTTATAGCTATCTCTAGGTACGCTAGGTGGCTACCAAACGAAAACAGAAGAGAAACATGGGAAGAAACTGTTAACAGGTATGTTGACTTTATGTCGTTGAAGGTTAAGGGACACTTGCCTGTGCAACAGATAAAAGATGCCATAACTAATTTAGAAGTTATGCCCTCTATGAGAGCGTTAATGACAGCAGGTCTTGCGTTGGAGAGAGACAATACAGCAGGATACAACTGTAGCTACCTCCCTGTCGATGACCCAAAGTCTTTTGACGAGGCGATGTATATACTATTGTGTGGTACAGGTGTTGGGTTTTCTGTGGAGAGACAGTACGTCAATCAGCTACCTGAGATACCACAAACGATAGAGCAAGTAGATACCGTTATAGATGTACAAGACAGCAAAGAGGGATGGGCGAAAGCTTTACGCAAACTAATAGGACATCTCTATATGGGTGAGTCTCCACATTGGGATACGTCAAAGGTTAGACCTGCAGGTTCTAGGCTACAAATCTTTGGTGGTAGAGCGTCAGGTCCTGCACCTTTAATTGATCTATTTAACTTTACAACATCTTTGTTTAAGCACAATGCAGGACGCAAGTTGTCTAGCTACGATTGCCATAACTTAATGTGTAAGGTTGGAGAAGTTGTAGTGTCAGGTGGTGTTAGACGTTCTGCCATGATCAGCTTGTCTAATCTATCGGATCAGCGTATGAGACACGCTAAGTCAGGACAGTGGTGGGAGACAGCACCACAGATGGCACTCTCTAATAACTCTGTATGCTACACGGATAAGCCTGATGGAGAGACATTCCTGAGAGAGTGGACAGCACTTGTGGAATCAAAGTCAGGAGAGCGTGGTATATTTAATCGAATATCTGCAAAGGAACAGGCAAAGAAGTTTGGCAGGAGAGATGCTAACTATGAGTTTGGTACTAATCCTTGCAGTGAAATAATACTTAGACCCTATCAGTTCTGCAACTTAACAGAAGTTGTGATACGAGAAAAAGATAAGTTTGAAGATCTGAAGAGGAAGGTGATGCTTGCGACTATACTTGGTACAGCACAGGCTACCTTAACTAAGTTCCCTTATCTGCGTAAGGTATGGAAGAACAACACTGAAGAGGAGAGACTACTAGGTGTTAGCCTTACAGGGATAATGGATAACGAATTGACTAGTGGAAAGAAAAATGGACTTGAAAAAACACTTACAGCCCTCAGAGAAATCGCTGTTGAAACAAACAAAGAGTGGTCAGCAATCTTTGGAATCCCACAAAGCACAGCAATCACCTGCGTCAAACCAAGTGGGACAGTATCACAGCTTGTGGACTCAAGCAGTGGTATCCACCCTCGTCATAGCAGTTATTATATTCGTACCGTTAGGGGCGATAATAAAGATCCTCTCACTAACTTCATGGTAGACAGTGGTGTTCCTAGTGAACCTGATGTGATGAAGCCTGATACCAACATGGTGTTTAGCTTTCCTATGAAGTCACCTCGAAAGTCAGTGATGAGAGACGATATGACAGCCATAGAACAGCTACAAACGTGGCTCACGTATCAGAGGCATTGGTGTGAACACAAGCCGTCAGTGACCATTTCTGTGCGAGATGATGAGTGGATGGAAGTGGGAGCGTTTGTGTTTAAACACTTTGACGAGATGTCAGGTGTATCGTTCTTACCACACTCCGATCATACTTATCAACAAGCACCCTATCAGGAGTGTACAGAAGAAGTATACGATGAGTTTAGCAGTAAGTTCGGACATATAGATTGGAGTAAGTTTCAGAGCTATGAGAAGGAGGACAATACACAATCTTCTCAGACATTTGCTTGTTCAGGCGACTCATGTGAAATAGTGGATATTACATGAAGCCTTACGAGCAAGGATACAGCATCTTTATGAGAGGTAAGCTCTCTGAGGGGACAAAGATGCTGAGAGGTAATCCCTTTCACCTTGGAAGTGTAGCTTCTAAAGAATGGGAACGTGGCTTCAATGCTGCGTATTATCGCAACTTGGGGAGGCGACATGACTTCAGCGAGGAGAGAAGCAGAAAAAGCTTTCAAAAAAACGGAGGTAAATATGGAAAGTGATATTAGTCTTGAAGATATGGCAAAAGAAATCAAAGAGTTGGAAGCACAAC